CGGAATAATCTGGCCACAACTGGAGAAGAGTGAGATGTCAATCTCCCTCGCGGGAATTACTCCCCGCATATCTGCCCTTTAAAAGGGCGATCTCCACCCGAGCTTGATGCTGACGTGCTCGGGGCGTCCAGAACGCTCCAAGTGCTCTTCATCAACGCTGAACATGGCGTCGAATGAAGTACGCTGGAAGAGACTCGAACGAGTCTTCCCCCATTGAGGGGGATCGTACTTCAGGAGACACTTAAGCAGGGCTCCGGTCCCGTCAAGTTTATCTTGAGGGGACTTGGAACTCACGTAGTAGCCCTTGGTTAGAGGGCTGTGAGTATTAGGATCCAGTCCTTGGAATTCATATCCAAGAGCTGATTCCCTGCCCAGCAGTGGAGAAGTTGGGGCGACCGTTGGAAAGTGCTTTAGCATCTTTCCGAGGAAGCGGTCCAACCACGCTGTAGTCTTCCACAGACCAGCCCAATAGAGCTGGTTGCGGAGAGCTACAGTCGCTATTACTCCACTCGCGTCCTGCCGTCGTGTTGGGAGTACTTGACGAACCTTGACGATTGAAACGTCATGGCCGTCATAGTATTCCTTTCCGCAAGACTCACGGAACCTTCCGGTCCAGTAAGACTTGCTGACGTTAACTTTGTAACCAAAATTACTAAGTTCGTCAACGACGGACAGCACATAATCTCTGGGGACGATTAGATCGTCTCCAAAGACACGCACCTGCCGGGAATAGGACTTAATAATCCTATCCCTGGAAAGTGGAGCACTTAGCTCCCTTTCAATCCCAAGGAAAACTAGGGTCGCAAAGACCATAGCTTCCACGGGAAAGCAGAGAGCTGAACCCATAGGCGCGTACTTGGCAAGACGGATAACTCCGAATCCAGGTACTTCAGCCTTCCTAGACCGTGTTGCTTGGACAGCCGCTGACAAATGCGGATAGTCTTCGAACATGGCTAGTACATGCTGATTGGAAACACGATCGGAAGCCTCGCTAAGATCTAGCGTTGCGAGATCACCGCTGTGTGATCCCTGACTAGCAAGAACCTGATTAGGTACTTGGTCGTCAAAGCCGATCACGCGGGAGAGGAAACCATCCTCTCTAAACGCGCTGCGAAATTCACGAAGGATTGCTTGCTGCATATATTGCATACAAGCAGGTTCCATCGCGATAATTCGAGGTGTTTTCAGCGTTTTAGGTACAGAGATAACCCTTACAGGTACCTCTGCGCCGGGTTCGAGGATGTTAATACTTTCTCCCTCTTCAGCAAAATGCCTGTTAGGAAGAAGGTAGGATTTAGGATCGAATAGATCCGCCATCCGACGGGTCCAGGTTCGCTGAGACCACTTACCATTACTGGTAAGTTTATCAGCGACAGCGCCTGGCCCATGCTTTGGAACCAAACGGTCCCAATAGACATCTCTGTCTACTTTGGCGAACAAGTCGCCAAATAGCATAGCAGACATACGCTTGAAATCAGTGATATACTGAGGATCAAGACGAGCGTCTGTTGCCTTAACATCCTGCTCACACTGGACAAAATCAGACATTGCTTGCCTTTCACGGGCGGGAGATACGACCTTACGGCCGGATCCTCGCCGAGGAGTACCCGAAAGGGATTCCTCTGGAAGGGCAATCTTGCTAAACACCAACGTAAGTTGGCGTAGAGCATAGATTGTCTCAATGTCTGGATCATCCAGAAGTGTGCCACTACTAGGATCAAACACACGACTAAGGAAACCTTGCAGGAATGCAGGGAGACCAGTATCTGAGCCCTGAGTTCGCTTTTTGGCGAAAGCAGGACAAAGAGAAGAGTCGACAAAACCTTGATCGAGCCACCTTTGGAGTGACTTACCAAGGTCTGCCAGGGTAATCGCAAAAAACGACAACCCCTCGTGTTTGACCCGACTCTCGACAGTTTTTATGTCGAGAGTGGCGCTAGTGCAGCATCGCATGGCCAATTCCTCAGCCATGCAGGACCAGAGTGACATCAGGCTTTTCATGGACCCTCCTTAACTAGAGGTTATCCATCCATAGCCTACACCATCCGCTAAGGCAATAGGGAACCACAATGGTTCAATAGTGCCTCAATGACCAAGTACGCGAAGTTGACTCCTGCCACGATAACAACGGTGACCTTTTTGGTCAGCGTTGTACGCGGCTGAAGATCTCCTTCACGTCGTCCCCCGTTACGACGGCGGTCACTTCGATAATCGAAGGATCGCGGTCCTGATCGTTGTTGACGATCAGAAGCAGGTGACATACTTGGTACTCCTTCTTACCAAGAGGCTGGAATCGGAAGCCATAGAAGTCCCCTTTAGTGGGGTCTATGACTCACCGCCCAGCAACTTAGTGATGAGGAGGTCCGAGCTCGCCGAGAACTGGGTCTTAAAGCCCTGGTAAACGGCGAGAGCCTCGGCCGGCGTGTAGCCAGCTGTCGGAAGGTCAAAGACCAGATAACAACTCATCTGGACCTTGACATTTTCCGTCGGCCGGAACGCGTCCGGCGCGAGCTTGGACACGTCGATTCGCAGCTGACGACGAGTGCGCTTTCCATAAATGGAACCCGCCTTCATCGTAATCAGCCCGTCGCCACTCGTATACTCTGACTTGTCGTCGCCAACGCTAACGCGTGGCAGCGGCGTCGTCACAGCCGAGATGGTGATCGTTTGCGGATCGGCAAATGACATAGGCATCACTCCTAGGGATAAGAACTTTATCCCCAATGGCGTTTTGACGTGCATACAACATGCTCCGTCAACTCCTGGTTATTCCAAGAGCGGACAGAATGGCCAATTGTCTAGCAGTAAAACTAGACCAGGTCAGGCCGAACCCATAGGGTGTTGCCTTTACCCGCTTCTTCACCTCACGGTGAAGAGTCACGGATGGTGGTCGTTGGGTGAGCGACTGGTAACCAGTCGGTCCAACGAAGGTATAGGTCTCAGATGTGAGCGTATGCTCCATCATGTACCCATACCTCAACACAAGACCGTCGATTAGTACATCGGAAATGTTAGAAATAACATCTCCGGCGTTACTAAACCAATCGACCATCCAGCTCCAAGGAGTCAAATTCCAGACAGTATCTGGAGTCAGTGATAGACCAAGAAGTTTCTTGGCCTCCTGAACATGACGTGCCATCGACTGACGGGTTGAAGTACCCTTCGGTAGAAAGTACGTGAATGCTCCGGAAAACCACTGACGTTGAGTCTCTTCACGAGACTTAACAAGTGAACCCTTGTTCGTGTTCAGCACATCTGCGATCTGCCCCGTGGCGTTAGCATAAACACTAACGTTCGTGGACACAACGGAGATAGATGATGAACGCGTTTCAGGAAACGCATACTTCCTGCGAACCACCTTACCAGCGTCTCTTTCGTACTGACGGATTATTTTCTCCGCATGTGCGATCGAGTTTGCAAGAGATTGCAAGTCGCTGACAAAGGGTGCCCAACCAAACGCGGCATTGAGGTACTCGTCGCCTGCAGCTTTCGCTGTAGACGTCTTGTGCTTCCAAGACCCGCTAAGAGCGCCTCCGACAATTTTCGGAAGCCCATCTTGGAGAGTCTCGCCGAGAAAGGTTGACAAGTCCGCACTGGGATTGGTCGGTTTACACCGAGCAATCGCAGTCGTTCCTCTAATCCTCAAAGCCGAGTCACTCGACTCGGAACTAGTAGGAAACGAAAGGGACGAGGGACGAACTGGAAGAAGAGGACCGATATAACGGCCCCACTGCTTACAGTTCAATGGAGGTGAGTTATCCTTCGTACCGTACATCTGGATCACGGGGACTGGATAGTCCGTCGTAACCCAAGTACGTTCCGTTCGGAACTCACCACCAATATCCTGCTTAGAGTCAGCTTCACGAAGAAGCCTTCTCCAACCAGGATGCGTTTCAGACAGGGTAGTCTGTACCCCTTGCCAACGGGAATAATCGACACGGCCTATGTCAGTTGGAAAAACCAAACTGTCATTAGAACCGCAACCGATAAACCCGTGGTCATTCCGATACGAAGCCGGCGCCTTAAACGGCACCGGACGTACACGGGTGACCTTCGTTCTAAGAACGGGCAATAGGCACCAGAGCTCCTTGAGTCCCTAGGGGAATATCCCCTAGATAGACATCCAACAATGATATTATCACCATAGGATGTCTGATGTTGCACAAACGCCCAGGGCCCCTCACGG